ATCACTGCACCTGGTAACGGTTACACCTCACGCCCGAACGTTGACGTGGTTTCCTCCACTGGTTTCGACGGTCGCATCCGTGCTCTGATGGGTATCTCTTCCATCGTGGTTAAGAACCCTGGTATTGGTTATGAAGCACCTGTGGTTGAAGTTGAGACAACTGTCCCTGATGACTTCGTAGCACCTGAGGGTGGTAATGTTAACGGCGGTTTCGACACCTACGCGGGTGAAGGTACTGACGCTGACGGTAACCCAATCGTAATCGTACCTGGTTACATCCTGATCAACGCACAACCCACTAACGTGACCGTGAACCAAGGTCAGACTGCATCCTTCACCGTTGACGCTTCGTTCATCGTGAGTGCTGACGGATCTGTCGGAACCACTGCACTGAACTATCAGTGGCAGCGCAAGCAGTATGGTGAAACTAACTGGGTCAACATCACGGGTCAGACAAATGCGATTTACAGTTCTAACGCTGCTGTACAGGCAGATGATGGTGATGAGTTCCGCGTAGCAATCACTGCTGCTGGTGCTCAACCTACTTACTCCAACTCCGTGATCCTCACAGTTCAGACAGGTGCCACTATCATCAGTGGATTTACACCTACTCAGATCTTCCAATAAATAACTAAAAAGTTCGATGGCAGGAACCGCAACTTATAACGCTGGCACCCGTATCATAGACGTTTCGGCGAATGGTCTACCCAATCCCGTCGCCTATGGTACGTTTCCTAATGCTGATAACCCTAATGCGGTTACTGAGCAGGACTTTGACCATGACTTTTATTATAGAGGTGGAACGTTTGGTATTACCAGAGCATTCGACAGTAATACCTTTACACAGAATGGATATATTATCGAGATTCCTCTAAGCGTAGATGATAATGGTCTTTTAGGTACAACATCATCTGGTTCTATCCGTGTTGGCGATAGAATTCTTTTCGTATTTGATGCTGGTACAGCAGACGAAAAGAAGCAAGTCTTTATATACAAGGGCACTGCACAAACTGCAACTGCTGGTGAATTCTGGCGTGCCAGTAGCACATACTTGCAACTCATCGTGGATTACACGAGAGAAGCACATTCAGGAACTTACAACTATTATGACCAGAGAAACGGTAGAGTCGCAACTCCACTGGGTGCTATCGGTATTGCTGCTAATGGTGTTGTCTTCTTCAACCCATCGGCTGGAAGCGGAGGCAATCCCCCAACAGGATTCAACTGGAACGCACATTACCCCAACTCACCAGTAGATTTTGGTGAAGATAATTGTGGTGGACATCCAGAAGTAACTGGACAATATCATTACCACGATACTCATTTCTTAGAGTGCTGGAAAGATAATGCCATCATGTCAACTTACAATGACTACTATGGTTCTTCTCAGTATAACGGTGATAATCTAAGACATCCTGATGGTCATTCCAAACTTGTTGGTATTGCCTTTGATGGGTTTCCCATATATGGACCTTACTTTTACAATGATCCTTGGGACAATAATAGTGAGATAGGTTTAGCAACTACTTCTTATCGTGTTAAGTCGGAAGAAGCGGATGGTAGACCAGACTATGGATCGTCCCAGCAGAACCCCCCAGCAGGCGCTCTGATGCAGGACTGGGAGTATTCTGAGGGTCTAGGTAACCTCGACTACCATAATGGACGTTTTTGTGTTACTCCTGAATATCCAAATGGCACATATGCTTACTTCTTATCTACTGAATTAGATAGTGAGCAGAACCTGGTTCCTATGTTCCCATACATGGTTGGTCTTACTACTCGTGAGTCTATTGATCAACCAGCAAACAACGGTGCTGCACCCCCACCACCACCCACTGGCGGTGGAGACGGCGGGACTGTTATCCCTGCAACGATTCAGATCGCTTTGCAACCACAGAACGCCACGATTGGAAGTGGACAGTTGGTTACCTTTACGGTTACCGCTGCAATCAGTCCCGAAGATGGACCCAAACGATATCAATGGTACAGATCCACTGATGGTGGTTTCTCCTTCGCAGTTCTGACTGGTGCAACTAGCAGCTCTTATGCTTTCACTGCTCTGTCATATATGACAGGGTATAAGTTCCGTTGCGAAATTAGTGGACCTATTGGTGCAACTCCCGCAACTAACTCCCCACTACAAACTGAAATTGCGACTTTGACTGTCACTGGATTCTCTGGTGGTAGCGCAGATTCGTTCGATTCTACCGAATCTACTCTTGACTCCACCACTGTGTCTTTTGACGCAACATAAATAACAACGTACAAACTGTAAGAAGATGGCAAAACAGACGATTGGCATTGGTTCTGCGGCGAATGACGGAACGGGTGATACCCTCCGTGATGGTGCCATCAAAGCGAACTCCAATTTTAATGAACTCTATGAGAAACTAGGTAACCAAACTGATATCTTGTTTGATATCGGTGCTGGTATTACTGAGGGTCAGGTTCTGAAATGGGGCACGTCACCTAGTGCTGCTTTTCGTGCTGGAAACTTTGACACGCTGACTGGTAACCTGGATACTAATGGTCATCAGATCGTGTCTGATGGAACTGACAATATCGTAATTTATCAAACTGGAACTGGGGATATCAAACTCTGGGCAGGTGGGTCTGGATCTGCTTACACTTACATTGACGGTGATGATGGATATCTCAAATGGTACGCCCCTTACGCTACTCTGGGCGACCTTCCTGATGCGACTAACCACCACGGTATGCTTGCTCACGTTCATGGCACTGGCAAAGCATATTTTGCTCACTCTGCCGCTTGGATCCCCCTGGTAGATGAGAACCAAAGTATTACTGTTCTTGCTGACGTTGATACCACTGTTAATGGTGGTCCCTCTGATGGACAGGTTCTGAAATGGAGTGCTGCTAACAGCAAATGGGAACCTGGTAATGATCTGCAAGGATCTGGTGGTGGCGGTGGTGGAACCACTCAAAACCTCTTTGAAACCTTTACAGGTGACACAGGAACAACAACTGCTTCTGCTGCTAACGATACTCTTAACATTGTTGGTGGTACGAACATCTCTACCACAATGTCTGGTGATACACTCACCATCAATATGACAGGTACACTGGGTGATCTGGATCAGAATGTATTTACGACTCTCGGTGCTGACAACGGAACAACAACAGCGACTACGACCACTGATACTATTACTTTTACTGGTGGTAGTGGAATTAGCACCAACCTAAACGCTGGCGCTATCACAATCACGAATGACTCCCCCAACGTCGTACAAAACGTACTCCAAACTGCTGCGGGTGACTCGGGTTCCTATACTGCTGCGGCTGCCGATTCTACTCTCACGATCGCTGGTGGGACTGGGATCACTACTGCTGTGTCTGGGTCAACGCTTACAATTACAAATACTGTCGCACTACCCAGTGCTCAGGAAGGACAAACTCTCGTCCACAACGGATCCTCATTTGAAGCAGTAGCAACTCCTTGTATCAACTTTGAGTTTAGTGCTTCTGACTCCAACAATTACACTGTAACGGGTGGTGGTGTATCTGCAAACGATCCCACTCTGTATGTGTATCGTGGATTTACTTACAGATTTGATAATACTACTGGCACAAGTCACCCACTAGAACTCAGAGTTTCTGCTGGTGGATCTCAGATCAGTGGAACCACTGGTTCTATCAATAGTGTCCAATTCTGGACAGTTCCTATGAATCTTGCTGCTGGTACGACGTATGTCTATCAGTGCAACATTCATGGAAACATGCAAGGTAATATCGTCGTAGTCTAATGCCAAGAACAGTCCCTGGATCAGGTGCAGCAATTCGTCCCGTATTCAATAGTGTATACGGTGTAAAGGACGTAATTGTAACAAATGGTGGAAGTGGGTATGATCCCAACGATCCGCCAAAGTTGTCTATTGGCAACTGTGGCACCCCGATCAGAGACGCTGTTCTAAGAGCAAACATTGCAGACAATGGAGAGATCTTGTCTGTTGATGTAATTGATCCTGGTGAAGGATATAATCCCTTACGTTTGGTTATTGATTCTACTGATACTGGTATCACCCAAGCAGACGCAAACATTGTGCTTTGGGAAGAAGATCAATATGGTCCTGATGGATCTACCGTTCTTGCACCTGCTGGATCTGTAAACTACATTCAGGTGACTAGACCTGGTGATGGTTATTTTAATGCTACTGCCAGACTTGAAGGTGGTGGTGGATCTGGTGCTGAACTTGTTCCTACTACTGGTCAGGTAACTGGTCTTGCTGTTGAGAACAACGGTAGAAACTATACCGCCGAAGATATTACTATTGTTATTTCTGGTGGTGGTGGACAGAACGCCGAAGGTGTTGCTGAGGTTAATCAGTTTGGTAAGATCGAAGCAATCAATGTTACCAACCCTGGTGAGTTCTTTGAGACTCCTCCTCTGATTCAAATTATTGGTGGTGGTGGATCTGGTGCTCAGGCAGAAGCAACTATCAATCTGGGTAGAATTGAATCAATCGATCTACTCAATTCTGGTGGTGGATACACATCTCCCCCTCAGGTTATCTTCACCAGAGATACGAACCTGATTCGTACACAACGAAATAGAACTTCTCTGGTCTCTGATTTCTATGAGATCAGTGCTCTTATCCGTGATGCAACAGCAACGGATACTACGTTGTATATCGAGACTACTGCTGCATTCCCTGGTTCTGGTAAGTTCCAGATCGGTAGAGAGATCGTTAGATATACAGGTAAGACGCCTATCTCTTTTACTGGATGTGATAGAGGTATTAACTTCCGTTATGACCAGCGTATTATCTTAGACAGTCTTGCTGATCTACCTAATGGCAATTCTGGATATAACTTTACTGTATCTGATCGTATCAGAAGAGTACAGGAAGATAAATCTAACAAGGTTGCTATTGTTTATGACTGGCGACCAGAAACCAGAGAACTATTCTTAATCTTCCAAGTCGATGAACTGGCGTTTATTGATGGTGGTAGATCTAATGAAAAGACCTCGGTGATTCAATTCATCGCTGGTACATCAGCATCATCTGGTACTGGTGTTGGACCACACCCTCTGGTAGAAGATGAGAATTCATCTATCGTCACCTTTGAGAATCCTATTAGTGTCTTAGAAGGATTTAAGTTTGAAGATGATGATGAGTTGGATGGTGCAGGTGATGGCATTCCTGACTTGGTAAATACTGGTACAGACTTTGAAGATGAAATCAGTTTAG